CATCACAACCCAAGAATCATCAACAACACTAATCCGGCACATAAGCCGAACAGCGCATATATCGCCCTCGTTCGATCCCTGACATCACGAGCGGAACGTTTATGCGCTTCTTTTTCGCGCTCAAGTTCCTCTGTCAGGCGCAGGATTTCCTGCCTTTGCTCAGATGAAACGCTGATAGCCACGGGGCAGGACTCGCCGCCCCACACACCGCCAGCCAACTCAATCAGAGCCTTTACCAACGGATACAGCGTGTCGTGCCGGACATCCGCTCGGTTCTTCAGCCCGTCAACGGTGCCCTTCGGAACACCTGACGCCGCAGCCAGCTGCGTGTTCGTGATTCCGTTCAGCTTCTGGAACGCGATAATCCATTCTACGATTTCTTTTGTCGTGCCGGTCATGAAATTCGGACCGGCGCACTGTTTTCCCTTGATTGACGGGCAAGTTAAGCACTTTTCGAACCGCATTTTTCCTCCATCTCGTAAACAAAGCAGAAATCAGCTTAAACGAAGCGGCCTCTTTTCGTATTTAAAGCAGATACTTCATATTCGAAATCCCCGCTTCGCATTTAACTATCTGCGCTTCGTTTCTGTTTATTGCTTTTTTCGATTCCTGTCTGCTACGATATGGGCGTAGCAGATCCCCAACATTCTTCATCTGCTATACGCTCCGTCACCGCTGGCACGGTGGCGGGGCAACCTATAATAATTTCGAGAGGTGCTACACGATGAATACTGACGTACTTTCTGACAAACTGGAACGTGTCCATGTACTCGCAGATATCCTTGCAGATCTCCTCGTCGGAAATCCACGGGCACAGATTCTAGCCACCATCATCGCAGAAACCTCTCTACTGCCGGAGGCGTAAGCCCCCGGCTTTTTATTCGTCTCTGCTTCCGTATGAGCAAAAATCATCAGGGTCTACATCAACCCCCGTTCGCCCACAAACGACATCCTCGTCGCCAAGGATGTATTTCATAACACAATCCATGCAACGGACAACAGGGACAGCATCAATGGTGGGGGTGGCATCAATATCCCACACAGTTACCCCCATGCAATGAGAAGAAACCATAGGTCGCAATTCTTTCGCAAGCATCGTGGCTTTTTTCTTTAGCGCATCCGCATCAATCAATCTCATATAAACCTGACTTTCTTCTATTATATATTACTCTGTCAAGCGTCCCTTCGGGGGCGCTTGTTTTATTTTCTCAAACAATCCCGCAAACACTTCCACAGTCTCGACATCCATGCGGGACAGCCATTCCAGGTACCGCTCCTCACGCTCGTCAAGCTCCACCCCGTCAAGCGCGATTCTTAATCGCTCCTCCATTATTACCACCTCCTGAAGAACCCTTCGATAACTCTCACCGCGACATACGCGGAGACGTTAACCACAAAAAATACGAACGCAGCCATCGTTATGCCTCCTTCGCCAACTCATACCACCGGGTACGACCGACACCAACCTCGGCCAGAGCCTCCTTCAGCGTTAACTCACCACGCTGCTGTCTCTCGTACACTTCCTCGAAATTATCTGGACGCTTTCCCTGCCGACCGAAGCCTCTTCCCGTTTTCTTGCTCACCTTCCGACCATTCTCGTCCACAGGCATCGCCGCGATACCTTCAGCCTGACGCTTGCGGATGTTCTCGCGCTCCGTCTGAGCCACATAACTCAGGAGCTTCACCACGATATCGGAAATCAGCGTACCAACCAAATCCTTACCCTTGCGAGTATCAAGCAACTCACGCATATCCAAGATCAGAATGTCGCAGCCTCGCTCCCTAGTGATATATCGCCACTCCTCCGCAATATCATCGTAGCTACGACTCATACGATCCAGGCTGCTGAATACAACCAAGTCACCCGGCTCAAGCATACTTAACATTCTCTGATACTCAGGTCGGTTCATATCCTTGCCGCTCTGCTTATCACCAAAAATACCGTCGAACTTCAGACCACACTCTCGGAACGTCTTTAACTGTCGCGCTTCGTTCTGGTCACCAGACGATACGCGCCAACATCCAAAAACCCTACCCATCTTACTTCACTCGCTTTCTATCTGTACCAGGCTCTACCACGTACTCAGTACGCTTGTCGTTCTTCGGACGCGCCACCACTTCGTAGCCCATCAGATCCAGCATCTCGATGAAGTTACTGATCTTCATGTTCTCGTTCTTCAGGCGGTCATTCACAGCAGCCAGGCTCACCTTCTTGTCGGACTTCTCACTCAAACCTTCAGCCAGCAGAGTCTGCGTGTAAGGCTTTCCGTCCTGCTTCATCGTGTTTTTCATTACCTCTACTAAAATCTCGTTTGCTTTCATCGGGAACACTCCTCGTTTGTTTGTTGTAACCAATATATCACGACGAATCTTGAGTGTCAAGAGCAATCTTGAGATAGGTCTTTTTTGATTTTTTCTCTTCTGAGGGGCATCACCCGGGCCGGGGCTGCGCCGACAATCCCCCGCGGGGCCGTCGTCAGGAATAACAGCCAGGCAACGCGGACCGGACCGGCAACGTGTCGGCAAAGTGTACAAAAACGGCACTACTATTTTATATAGATAAATCTTGATATTTTTCCTCCAAACCTATTGACTATAAAGATTAATCTTGATATATTAGCTATACAAGATAAATCTTGATATTTAACGTATCAATTGGAGGAAATAATATGAACTTAACTTACACAACAGCAAACGGAATCGACTTCACTATGCGCCGTTCGAAATTCGCTATGAACTATTCACCGGTTATCGTATCCGATAATATGTCCGGCAAAATGGCCGGAATCCCGTCAATTAGCACTAGCGTTTTAGAAAATCCTATTTGCCAGAAGCGCCGCCAGGATAAAAACAGTATTTGCGCAAAGTGCTTTGCGGCCAGTACAGCGGCCCGATATAGCAGCCTGGCCAAGAATCTCAAAAGCAATCTCGAATTGTTAACAGGCGAGATTCTACCGGCCATTGTGTTGCCGCGCTTCATTCCTGAACTTTCAAATATTGTTCGCTTCGAATCTTTCGGCGATCTCGCGAACGTAAACCAGGCAATCAATTATTTGAATATCGCTCGCATTAATCCTGACGTACGTTTCGCGCTATGGACTAAAAACATTGGTTTTCTGGCAAAGGCCGTTGAAATGGTAGGAAAGCCAGAAAACATTAGAATCATTTATTCCGCGCCCATTGTTAACCACGCGATTGACGTTGAAAAGACACAGCGCGCTTTCTCTTGCGTCGACGCCGTTTTCACCGTGTACGACAAGAAGCACGTTGCCGCAAATAACGTAGATATCAATTGTGGCGCCAAAAGCTGTATTACGTGCCGGAATTGCTACGACAGATCAGACTTTTATAGCGATATCAAAGAACAGCTTAAATAATAGGAGGGAAAGAAAAAATGAGAAGCACAACCGAAATTAAAAGCAAGATCGACGAATATATCGAAAAAACCATGCGCGAAACGGACCCCGAAAAGCGCGAAAATCTTTACCACGTTATCGACGCGCTTTTGTGGACTATCGGCGACGCCAGCGGGGCGCCGATTTAATGCGTGGGGTGGCGTAACATGGCAACATTTATTTATTATTTCGGCGCCGTTGTTTTCGCCGCCGGGATCGCCACCGCAACGCTGGCAGCGGTTAACCTAATCGAAAGGAGGCCGCATAAATGATTTTTTGGATTATCTTTTTTATCCTGTATTTCCCGCTAGGTATTATCTGGCGACTCTGTAAAACGTTCATGAAATAAATATTAGAACCGCCCCGTGTGGGGCGGTTTTCTTTTGTGCCCCGATCCAACCCCAAACGGGGTTTTTCTATACCCAAAAACAGCAACCGCCGGAAACCGCGTTTAAATGCGTTTTAAGCGACTTTACCGCCTACCCATATAAACACCCTGCCCCCTATCGTGAACGCGCTCAGAACCCCCTTAAAGCGCGTCACGTGTTACTCGCAGTAACATACCGCCGCCGACGTCCAACACCGCCATACAGTTTGCATAATATTCTAACTATTCTGTCAACAGAGAAAAACCGAGGGACTCGATGCCCCTCGGTTAAATTTTTATCCTGCTTCCGGCAAGGTCCCACCCGCGCGAGACCCAATAGTCGTCGCACCCTGGCACACGCGAACCTCGATAGTCGTCACGCTCGCGCACGGGAAAGTCGATAGTCGGTTACAGATTCTTCGATTTTTTGAACGTTTTTGCGTCTTTTTTAAATGATGCCCGACTCCGAAAACATCAGTCCACAGGCAATTCCTTATACTTAGCCTCGATAGTCGATGGATCATCATAGTTACCTGTATTCGGAGTAACCACAACGTCCTGCTGGTCTTTCATACCGTAGAAGTTCTTCGAACGGAACAAATAAACAACAGGCTGCATCTTGCCCTCCTGTGCCAATTCCGCATCAATACTAGCCAGAATCTGCTTGGCCTGTTTGATGATATCCTTAGTTGCGGGAGAAAAGCCGTTATTCGCACCCGTCTCCCAGTCGTTCAGGGTGTTACGATGATAGCCGATAGCGTTAGCCATCTTCTCCACATTGGGGATCTGCTGAGTCTCGGCGCACTGAGAGAAGAACCAATTCAGTCGCTCGCAGAGTTCCTCGTCAGACCTAACCTTATCCTGAATGCCAGCGTTAAAAAACACCAGATTATTCTCGATGGCCTTTGCCACGAAAGCTCGCTTCTCGTCGTCCTCTTCGATGAGCTTCATTCTCGCATTCGGAAAATTATACTTACCGCCCTTGCCGTACGCCGGACGATTGTCGGCAGGAACAAGGGTGTTGTTCGATTTTTTCGGCATAGTCGATGCCTCCCTTTCATAAAGTTCTACTTGTTCTCCCTCTGTACTACCCGCAAACCCTTGCAATTACTAGGTTTCTACCGTTCTACCACTACTCGGCGATGATTATATATATAAATAACACTAAAAAGTATATCTCTATACATATATTCATATATAGGTAGAATAAGTAGAATAGTAGAACAATGTAGTATTTGCAAGGGTTTGAGCGTTCTACTTTTGTTCTACCTCATCTGTAAGTGGTAGAACGAACAAGCTCGATGCAATACGGTCTCTCGCCGTTAATGCCCTTCCTAGCCTTGAATTTGTTGCTGTACTTCTTAAGGAAACCAGATCTCGCCCAATCTCGCTTCACCGCATCGAACGAAAACCCTTTCTCATTCAGCACATCGAGCAAGATATGGTCAATCACGAAGATAGAGTGACCCTCCATCACGCCCCAGCACTCGCTATACGTAGATGCATCGAACTTCCCTCGATTCTGAGCAATCCATCCAAGGATATACTCCTTTGCTCGTTCCGCTGTCGAAACATCCTCGTCGTTGTAGAAGTATTCCGCGATGTCGCTCCAAACGAGGGGAGGTTCGGAGGGGAACAGGCACTCTCGTGCGAGGGCGTCGCCCAGGAGTACCATAGTCGCAGCCAGAGCCTGTTTATCGGTAACGCCCGAAACTGTGGAATACAGTTCCCGATAGCGGGAGCGGAGGTTCTGAGTTTTTGCATAGTCGATGAACGTGCGACCGGCGTGACCGTAGTTCTCGGAGATGATAGCCACGGTTTCGCCGCCGTTGGAAACGACGCCGTCGTCGGCATTGACTTCGATGACGCGGTTTTTTGTGCCACCGCCGGAGCGATAGTCGGTACAGGGTTCCTCGCCCGTGAAGATGAACGAGTTTTTCCACGTACGCTGAGCGACCTTGGCGTCGTATTTCATGCGACCACGGTCGATGCCCTCGGTAACGCGCATGATGAGTCGGTCGTAGCCGAACTGAGATTTAACGAGTTGGAGTTCGTCACCCGCGAAGGGCAGAGAGTAAAGAATACCAGCTGTATTCATCATGGCGTTGTCGGTCATATTCATGGTGTAGACGAGTTCGCCGAGTTCCGGCTTGCCCCAGATGGACATAGCGGTTTTCAGCGCCACGGTTTTACCACCGCCTGTCGTGCCCCAGAGATGGAACACGAACGGAAGCGCACCGCACCGCTCGATGAGTGGGGATGCGAAAGACGCTGCCATCATCATGCGGAGGGGTTTGTTCTCGCGAAGTTTCAGCACGTGAGATTTCCACACGGATTCACTGCCGTGAGTTTTGATAGCGTTGAACAGCTTGCGATCTGAAGCCTCGCCGTCGAACACGACACCATCGTCGTACGGTAGGAACTTATTATCGACCCAGCCGAGGTGCGAGATGGACGTGACCTCAGGGATGAGGTTCAGCTGCTGAAGCGTGTTCAGATAGTCGACGAGTTTACCCGCCGTAGCTGTGGTTACATCGACACCGACGTTCGCGAGCGAAACGATTTTGTTCTTGCTTGCGATAGTCTCGCAGTCCTGAATCGTCGTGCGGCGAGTTCCGTTCTTACGGAACGAAAGCTCGGTTTTGTGAACGCCAGTATCAGCGTTGACCATGACTCGCACAGGGATGATGGGAGTCGACGTGACGAGCGTTGTTTTAGTTTCACCCGTCCTGCGGTCTGCGATTTCCTCGATAGTAACAGCGTTGTTAGATACGTTCCACACACCCGTGTTGAGCGTGGTGTTAGACGAGCCGAGCCGCTCGAAAATAGTCTGTCGCGGTGCCTGGTTATAGACCTCGGTGCAGTCGGCGATAGCCTTGCGGATGGTGTCAGAGCGATAGTCGTCGCGCAGCCACTTGTCGCGGAACAGACCTGACTTACGAAAAATACGGTCGATAGCCTCAGGGTTCTTCCCCGTCCAGAACGCGAGGATGTTGCACAGGGCGAGATCCGCAGACGAATGGTCGTCGTTATAGTCGGTAAGGTCACCGCTGAACAGAGAGCGGAACTTATCGTTCGCAGCTGCCTTGAGAAGAATCTGCTCGTCTGAGAGATCCACGGGCTGAGTTGCGGTGGCGGGAGCGGCAGCGGTGCGCTTAACAGGGCGAACCATAAACTCGTCCAGAATGAATTTCAGGTCGTCAGTCACGTCGCGAACTGGATAGTCGTAAGCGGTGTTGCCCGTGATGGTAACGAATCGGTTCGTCGCTCCGCAGACATAGACCTCGCACCCGTTGTGCGGGTTTTTCAGGTAATAGGTTTCAGAGTCGTACTGATAGTCAGGTCTGGTTTTGAAAATAATTCGAACGCCGGTCTTGGACGGGGAATACTCCGTGTAGGACTTGAGCCGGTCGATAATCGTCGTAGCGAGTTCCGAGAGAATGCCGTTATCGACGCAGTGGTCGATATCCACAGCGGAGAATCCGTTCGAAACTCGGATGCCGACGCCGTCGTAGTCCTCGGTCATATACCGCTCGTCGGCGAGTGCGAAAGATGAGAATGTAGACGGATTATTCGTCTCGGCGCGTTCACCCGTGTTCGGGTCATACGGTACCTTAGTCGGTCGACCGCCTCGGATCTCACGCTTCCACACACACCACTCAGCGTTTTTTTGAAGTTCTGTTGGTATCATCTGGTTTCCTCCATAATTCACAGCCTATCGCCCCGCACATGGGGAACGTGGTGTGATGTTTGCATTCCTTACAGCAGTAGAAGCAGATGTATTCGCCGAACACCCGATTCACAGCCTCGTGTGGACACTTTCGGATAGACGCGAACGGTCTTCGGCAACGGCTGCAGATTGGTCGTTCTATAGTTGTTCCCTCCGTTCTAGCAGCCACTTGGCTACAGCATAGTAGTGTGGGTCCCCTAGCGGAAGGTTGAAACCGGTGCTTGCGTCGAAGTCCTCGAACGCTTCGGCTAGGGGACACTTGGCGGCAATTTCAGGATACTGCGCCTGTAGTTCGCAGAGTTCCCTCGCCCACTGTATCCACTTATGGTCAGGGACTACTGAGTCGCCGAACCGATAGTAGATGATGCTGTGAACGAGAATCTGCCTCCGACGCTGGGCGATGAGGGCGGCGATGTTATCTGTCCCAGAAGATGGAGTTATACAGGTCATATCGCTCCTGAATGTTGGCAGTCAGAATAGCGCCGTTGGTTTCCTTGACGAGGCGATCCCAGAAGCCACAGGCGTTGAGTTCAGGACAGCCACATCGATACACGCAGTTAGGAACGAGAACATCAGAAATCTGAGGTTCATGCTCATAGATTGCAGACTTGAGATCCTCGGCGTAGTGTCTGGTATCGATGGAAGCCTGACGGCAGAGACGCTTGCGCATGGTATCGATAAGTGCCTGAGTATTGGCGTCGCCAGTGAAAGACACAGGTGCAGCCTGAGGGAGTTCGTCCCTGTCGATGCCCGTGCGGTCGGTACGCTGAGTGCGAACGAAGCACTCCCACTTGTGGCGCACCCAGTGAGTAGCAACCCACGACTTGATGTCTGCCCACCGCCACTTAATCTGGATGTCACGGATGGGAGAATGCTCAGAGATGAGAATCGCCCGTTTGAATCCGATGCTCGGTTCCTTGCCGAGGGAATCCTTGCCCACGGTCGCACGGCAGTCGTTCACGACTTCCTGCCAGTCTCCCTTGATTTTCAGGATTTCAGTTTTATTCATATTCTCTCCTCCATTTATATCCGTGGCACCAGTAGCCGGATTTGATAGAATTACTGATTTGACAGTGGGAGATGCCGAGAAATTCTTCCGCTGCCGTGATGCTACCGAAGCGGATCTCGTTACCGTCCTCATCTGTGCCGATGACAGCTTTCAGGTAACGTTGAGCCGGGGGCGAACCGTCGTCAGCCAGAGCGTTAAATTCGCTCTTACGTTCATTCAGAGGGATACGCTCCTCAGGAGGCAACAATCGTCCAATCTGAATTATGTTGTATCGGACGTTTGGCTGTTGCATCCCCAGAAACTCAGTGATTTCGCGCATTTTGTAACCTTCGTCCAGTCGGTCGGCGATCCAGTGCCACTGACTCAGGTTATACGGATTCGGCCTCATTCCTCGTCCTCCCTGTTCCACGCTTCAACATCTGCGCCGATTTCTTTCAACTTTTCCATAAACAACCACGGCGCGTCAGGCTTGTCCATCTCGTAATGGTCGAGCAGAGCCTTGTGAACGACCTTCCACCCGTCGTAGAACTTACGCAGAGCCTTGGCCTGTTTACCATACTGAGCGTGGATCTGATACAGGACGCAAGCGTCGAAGTCGTTCTCGTAACGACGAGCCTGTTCCGCGATCTGTTTCCGGATTTCGATGTCCAGAGCTTCCTGCTCTTTGCGAGTCAGGTCTGCGCCGTAGACCTTGCCGCAGATGATTTTAAGATTCATGAATAGCCTCCAGAAGTTCGACAAGGTCGTAGAAACATCGAGGATCTAACCCCGTTTTCTTCTTAACCTGTTCGATATGGTACACAACGTTATTTCTGTGGAAGTTGAGTTCACGAGCCACAACAGCGGCATTCATGTTATGGTCTGCCATCGCTTCAACGATCTGACGCTGTCGCTCACTGAGGGGGCCGTCATCGGACTGCTCCAGCAGTGCTGAGACTGCCATGCTGAATGCTTCTTGCAGTTCACTGCCCTCCCCGTTCCGCTCAATCCAACCAATGGGCATCAGCATCCCACAGGCATGGAGATGGGTTGTCAGCTTGTTAGCTGCTTCTTCTTTTGTCATGTTTCCTCCTCCACGCCGAACGCTAGATACAGCTTCTCTCGCACCGCATCCAGTTCATCGTCCACGATTTCCTTTGCTCGCTTTCCTCGCATAGACTTGAGCCACTTATCCTTGAACCGCTTTACATCGGCTCGGTAGGTTTCCTCGCAGCAATCGCCGGAAGCGTACCAATCGTAGCTGTGCAGGACACAGAACACATCAAACACAAGCTCGCTCATAACCAAATCTTCCAAGGGGTTCAGTTGTCTTGCTGTATTGGATTGAACGAACCCTCGCTCCCCGTAATTAGCCGACACGGCCCACCCAAAGATTTCGTGACACGCTGTGTCGTTTTTGTAGTCAAAATGTCCTCCGCTCATGTTTCCTCCTTGTAAGGCTGTTTGAGCCAGTGTAGCTCGTACTCGACCGCAGGCTTTTGCCTCCAGAAAATGGCACCGTCAGAAGTCTCCCACGCATCATAGTAATCTGTGTACGATTCTCCATAATCGTAGCACCCTGTGACTGGCGTTTTGATTTTGCGGACGTTCCTCTCCGCCAACTCCTCGTCCGTCATAGATCGAATATGGTCGGCGTTGGTGTCGATTGCTTCCCGTTCCTCGCCGCCAGAGCAGTTGCAGAAACCGCAGATCATGCACTCGCTAGTATCGTCACAAAAGTCGTCTTTACCAAAACAGAAAAACTTCTTCATCCTTCCACCTCCGGTGCTTCCGGCAGCGGCATCCAGTGGGTAACAACAAGTGTGACGCTCTCGCCCGTCCACGCCCAACGCCAACTGTTTTCGGCTCCGCAAAACCACGCAACTTCATAACCCACACCGGGAACAAACGCCAAAACTTCGACCCATGTCTCCGGCAGTCTCTCCTCCACGCTGATCCAGAGAGGCTGCTCCCTCAGAGCGGCGATTGCCATGTCCAGTGCTTCTCTGCGCCGTCCATCAAAGTCCTCGTCCCCACCGTGAATATATCTGTGTTTAATCTCATCAAGCCATGAGATTGCGCTCCACCTCGTCACGTGCCGTCACCCGCCCTTCTGTTCCATGCTTCGATGGCTTTTTTCTTATCAATCGTTGTAGGCCCATATACTTCGCAAACATCACAATGCACTCGCCAAAAACCCTTTGTTGTCAATTCAAGCGAATCAGTCCTTCCGCAAAACGGACACGATTTCAATTCAGACATCGGTGTCAGCCTCCTTCAACAATTACGTCTGCCAAAAACCAATCGTTTCCCGCTTTATAAACGCTGATGGAAACGGGAGTTGCGTTGTTTTTTGCACACCAATCGTTAATTTGCTCCGACAACCGAGAAGGTAACTTGGCCGAGAAATGCTCAACCCATCGCATATTATTCACCATCCTTCATGTGCGCTCCGCAGTTGGGGCAGTAGTGCCAAAAGTCCAAAAAGTCATATCCGTAATCTTCGTCTACAATCCAACTTTCGTGGCAAGCAGAACACTCAACGCAATCAACATCATTCCAGCCCAGCGGCTCTTGCGTTTTCAGCCACTCCCCATGCACCACAGGCGCAACATCTGCGGCAGGAATATTCTCGATTTCCTGCGCCGCTGCCAGCATCCCTACATAAAACGAGTTGGGGTACTTATTAACCGCACTCACTCGCAGCAGTTTCAGCGCATCTTCGCGCTTGATATACTCAGCCATCTTTCATCCTTTCTTTCTGGTCGCTGCCGCGCACGTTTCCGGCAAGCAACTTCATCGCCAGCTCGCGGTTTTCGGACAGCGAGAAATCCTGACAACCGCGATTCAGGTGTACATCTTTCAAGCTACACCGCCCATCCTTGCAATGCTCGCATTCATAGGTGGCGCAAAATACTCTCGTCATTTTACCCCCCAGTATCGTTTCCGAATCTTCTGCGCTGTCCGCAGTGTATAATCGTCCAGTTCGTCAGCCAGCTTCTTTTCTTTCTTTGCCTCGGCAGATGCTTTGTTCAAAACTCTCCTTGCCTCCTGATACTTTGGGCAAGTGCTATGACAGCCAACCCACCGGTCTGTACAGTCTTTGCACGGGAACTGCATTATGCATCCTCCGTGTTCTGCCGCTTGAGTTCGGCTTCTAGCTGATAAATTTTCTCTGCCTTTTCAGCAGATACTTTCGCTAGTTCGTCGTTCAGGTGCATCAGGCCCTTGACGATGGTTTTCAGTTCATCCCGTTCCTTGCAGACAGCAGCCAGGCGCTCGGACAGATACTCGACGTTACAAAAATTACTCATGATTCCACTCCTTAGATGCGGCACTCTGGCTTTTACAGGGCTTTGTTTTGAACCCGCAAATCTGACACACGACGAAGAATTTTTCGGGGACAGTTTCAGTCACCATGCGCTGACCTGCATCCATGCCGCAAACCCGACAGGCTTTCAGTTCGGTGCGATGGTATTTGCCGTGGTAGTTCATGCGTTACACCTCCGCATAATTGTTGAGTTCCGGCATATGCTTGCACGTCCAAATAGCGCACATCAGATTCCAGCAGAATGCTCGGTCATGTCTTTCATCAGCATCTTCCCGAAGAAATTTCAGGAGATGTCGGACAGCACTGTCAATATATCGCTTCACAGGAATGCCTTTCTGCCAGTTGTTTTCGCCATACTTCTTGGCACCTTCTTCGAAATGGATGGCGACTTCGAGAAATGTGTTTGACCAATATTCCGCACGTGTATATCCTTGAAACGCGTTGAGAGCAACAATAAGATGTTCTCTTTCTCCAGTTCTTATAAACTCGTTGATAGAATAGAAAATTGTGGCCAAATTTTTTATATCGTTGCAACTATATCCATGACCTGAGAAATCAAGCTCACAATATATGTCTC